TTCTTAAAACATTACCTTGTAGAATGGAAAGAGTTCGTTTTATGAAACTAGAAGCAGGTAAAGTTATTGGCAAACATACAGACAAGATAGATAAAGACTTAGGTATAGATGATGGTCAGATAACTAGAATACATATGCCAGTTAGAACAAATGATTTGGTTACATTCTCTATATGGGATGATAATAAATTTAAACAAGACTATAAACTAAAGACTGGCCATTTCTATTATACAGATGTTAGAAAGGCACACGCTGTAGAAAATTTATCAGATACAGATAGAATACACTTAGTTATGGATTGTTATGTAAATAATGAAATGCGATATTTAATATGCTAAATCACGCCAAAGATAATGATTTTGATACAGTTTGGAATATATTTAAGAATAATAAGAAATACTTTCCACATATAAGAACAGACTACTTAAAAAGAAATATTGCCAAAGGCCAAGTAGTTCTTGACCAGGATGTTGTTATAGTGTATAATATATACAAAAGAAAACAAAGACTCAGCGAGGAGATATTAGCACAACCAGGCGACTGTATTCTACACCAGATAGTTGCGAAGAATAGAAATGGTTCTGCCAAAGAAGTTCTACATAAATTTTTTAAACATATTAACACTAGAGTTTTCTTGAGTGTGAGAAGTGAGAATGATATTGCTAAAAGATTTTATGAAAAGAATGGTATGTTAAAAATAGGTGATACCTCTTGGTCAAAAGGAACAATACCAGGCGATATTTATTTATATGATAGTAATTGATAAAGACGAAAACAAAGTATTAGACGAAGCATATAATACAATCATCAATAAAGGTTTTCCTTTCTACCCTACTGATAGAAAATGGCGAGACGATACATTTAATCAGTTATACAATTTCAAAAGAGACACATTAATAGATAGAAAGAATAAGGTCATAGGTCAATCAGCACACGGTCTTAATCTTGCCTGGTCGTATATGGAACACGCTTGGGGTATTAAGTGTGGTAAAATGAGAACACCAGTAGAGATATGGAATGATGAAGAACACCTAAAGAAAGGTATCAATAAGATACTTACTGGCACATTCTTTAAACAAAAGGCGGCTCATCAAATAACAGACTCAGATATGAGGTCTATGTTAAGAAGATATACAGGTACTCAAATGGTATCTAACTTTAGACCTACTGCAGCTGCGGCCTTATATGATGTATTCGTTGATAAAGAAAGTCCACTAGAAGGCACAGAAGCAGGCACAGTATGGGATCCAAGTATGGGTTATGGTGGTAGATTATTAGGTGCGATATGTGCTGGTGTAAATTATATAGGTACTGATCCTTGTATACCTACATACGAAGGTTTAGAACAGATACTAGAAGATTATGGCCATAGTTATAGATCATACACATTACTAAGACAAGGTAGTGAGACTTACATACCAAAAGAAGATAGTTTAGATTTTGTATTTACAAGTCCACCTTACTTTGGTTGGGAAGCATATGGCGATGAACCAGAACAGTCAAGTATTAAGTTTGATAATTCAGACTTATGGAAAATAGAGTTTCTTAAAAAGACTATTGCTAATGCATATCACGGATTGAAGCCAGGTAAGTTTCTTGCACTCAATGTTGCCAATACGAAACAGTATAAGACCTTTGAGGAAGATACAGTAGACCTTGCCATAGAGGTAGGGTTTAAACATACTGATACTTGGTGGTTATCGTTGTCTACTCAACAAGGTGGTAGTGATACATCAACACTTGATGGTGTTGCAAAAAAGAAACAAACTCAGAGATATATGGGTCGATATGAAAGACCAAATATCTCTGGTCGCAAGTTTGAACCTACCTTTATATTTCAAAAATAATGTTCTTTGTACTAACAAGTCCAATATTGGCATTTGTTGTCAGTATGTATGCTGTTGCTATATTTGGTGAGTTTATTAAAGAAGATGGTATGATAACTCAAGAATTTATTTGTGTCTGGATTGTGTTGATATTGGTAAAAATAGGGGGGTACTTATATACTAGACGCCCTAGAAACCACCATCCTCGGTGATCCTAGGGCGGTTATTTTAGTCTATTTTGATGATTTTGGGTTTCTTTTCTTCAGGTATGACTCTTTCGAGTTCTACTGATAACATACCATTATCTAGTTTGGCACCCTTAACAATTACATCATCCGCAATACTAAACGATCTAGTAAATTGGCGTTTAGATATTCCTCTATAAAGAAGGCCGTCATTATCTTCAACTTCCTTCTCATCTTTAGACATAACAGATTTAATGATTAGTGAGTTCTCATCTGGTTTATGCTCAACTTCTATGTCATCTTTACTGAATCCTGCCAATGCAACATCTATTGACCAATGTTCATCATCAATCTTTCTGATATTGTAAGGGGGATAATTGTTGTTTGGTACGGTTCTTAGATAGTCGAGATTGTCGAATATGGTATCGAACCCTATTGTGTGAGGTCTGAAATCAGACCAAAATGATAGGCTTTTGTTCATTGTAGTTCTCCTTTCCAAAAGCGAGTTATAATACAGACCCGAATCGGCGTCTGATACTATTATATATAAGTATTTTTCTTAAAATTTCAAGTAAAAAGTGTGATATTTTTGCAACACTTTTGAGATTATCGTCTAAGTTATTGATTTTAAACGATTAAAAATAGCGGAATAATCCATTTTTCGCTTGTTTTTGATACCAATATGTAGTAGCATAATGACATATGAGACAGAAATATATTGTCAACAAAGAATCAAAGTCGTATCTTGCGAACCTTCTTGCTACAGAAAGTCTAGAGGTTCAATATAAAAAGACTGCCACTGCTTCTTTTGATGTTAAGAATCGTATCTTAACATTACCTATCTGGAAAAAAGACTTATCTGAACCAGTCACCGATTTATTTGTTGCACACGAAGTTGGTCACGCTTTATATACGCCAGTGTCATTATTGACTAAGGCACATAAACAAAAAATTAATCACTCAATCGTAAATGTTGTTGAGGATGCTCGTATTGAAAAACTTATTAAGAGACGATATAATGGTTTAAGACAATCATTCATTCGTGGCTATAAAGAATTAATTGCCAAAAACTTCTTTGGCACAGTTGATAAAGACATCAACGATTATCTTTTAATTGATAGATTGAATATTCATTTTAAATCTTCTCATATTTCTTCAAATGTACAATTCACAAATGAAGAAATGAAATTTGTTAAGATGATCGAAGAATTAGAAACTCCTGAGGATGTAATTAAAGTTTCTAAATTGTTGCAAAAATATTGTAATGCTGAAAGAGAAGAAAAAGGTAGAGATCAAGAAATTAATTTTGATGACCACAACTTTGAAGAAGTTAATCCTGATGATCTTACAGATGAAGAAAAACAAAATATAGAAGAAGTTGCCTCAAAGTCAAATGAAGAATCAGATGAAGAATCAAATGAAGAAGGTGACGCTACTACAAATAATAAAAAAGAAGAAGAAGAAAAAAATGAGAACCCGGTTTCTACTGGTGTCGCTGGTAAATCAGACGACTTAGATCAGGCAATTTCTGAAACTGACAGAAACTGGGAATCAATGAGAGATACCATTGTTGATAAACAGGCTAAAAATAATCAGTATGCTTATTTACACAAGTTTAACCATAAAGATATTATTGTTGATTATAAAGATGTGATCAAACATTTTAATAAACATTGGGCTGATATGCTTGCAAACGGTTCTCGTTATTATATTAACGCTGAGACTTCTAAAGAATCATTCGTTGCTGCTAAAAATGAATACAAAAAGTTTTCTAAAAGATCACTTAAAACTGTTATGTATTTAGTTAAAGAATTTGAACAGAAAAAATCTGCTGCTTTATATGCTCGTGCTTCTTCAGACAAGACTGGCGTTATTGATCCTCTTAAATTACATTCATACAAATATGCTGATGATGTATTCAAAAGATTAACAATTATACCTGATGGCAAGAACCACGGTTTGATGTTATTGTTAGACTGGTCAGGTTCTATGCACGATAAAATTTTACCGACAGTTGAACAATTAATTAACTTAACTATGTTTTGTAGAAAAATCAATGTGCCTTATGAAGTTTATGCTTTTACTAATAATTCTGAAGGCCGTAGATATCATAGAGAATTTAAAGATAGTGATGTTAAATACAAATTAGGCGATACAAGAATTGATGGTGATTTCAGATTGATAAACTGGTCATCATCTAGAATGAATAACAAAGATTACGAAACTAATTTATTCAATCTTTATGCTCTTGCTAATTCAATTGGTAATAGAGGCAGACGATTTGATGGTAGAGATATTTGGGATGATATAAGTTATCCTGCAAGTTACCATATGTCATCAACTCCATTGAATGACGCTCTTATTGCTTTTCATACTTTAGTTCCTGAGTTTATTTCAAAATACAATATTGATAAAATGAATACTATTATATTGACTGACGGGTATTCAGATAGTGGTTGTGTAAGATATGAACCAGATATTATTAGTAAAGATTGGGATGTTTACGGCGGTCACGGTGTCAATACTTATTTTGTGAGTAGAAAAAATAAAAGACAATACAAGTCTAATTCAAGTAGATCATTCACCAAGAATCTTATTGAGAATTTGAGATATGAAACTGGCACAAAAGTTGTTGGCTTCTATATTCAAAGTAGAAAAGGTGTTGATATGTGGCAACACCAAGAGACACACGGCAAAGTTGACGATAGAGGTTATCTTGATATGTCCGAGAAAGTTAGACAGAATTTGCAACAAGAGTGGAAAAAGAATAAGTGTATTGTTACCGAGAGAGGTAAACATAATACTGCTTATGATGAACACTATACGATTGCTTCACAATCAATGAAAGTTTCCGATGAGGCTATGGCGACCCCATCAGAAAATGCTAAAACGGGTGAGTTGAAAAGACTCTTTGCTAAATCCAGAACTGGTTCTTTACAAAGTCGTTTCGTACTTAACCGTTTCATAAAACTAGTCGCCTAAAGGGAACAATAAAATGAACCTAGATAAAAACCAAAAGGCATTCGTAAAGACTGCTAATGATAATGGTTATACTGGTACAATTACTAGACAAGGCATTATCGACCTTGGCGTCAAAACTGGCGTTAAGAAACCTGCATGGTTAATGAAAGACCATCAGTATAGAGTAGGTAGAGGCGAATATAGACTCCCTACTTTGGAAGAGACTTTTGCAGAAGCAGAAGCATCTGCCGAATCAGTTGAAACAGTTGAAAATGTTGACTAATTTCAACGATAATAGGGTGTTGTATTTTTGCAACACCCTTAGAATAATGGTAAGTTATTGTAATATAACGAGGAATATACCATTATTTGCTTGTTTTTATGTGAAAAATATAGTAGCATAATAGTATATCAAAAAGAAAGGACTATTTAGATATGTTAAATAAATCTCAAAAACAGTTTGCCGAGGCTATGTATTCTGCTCTCGGTACTGATGTAGTCTCTAGAAATGATATTAATACTTTTCAAAAAGAGAATGGTTATAAAAATCAGTCTTGGTTAAAAAATGATAAGTACAAAATCGCTAGAGGTCAATATCAATTACCAATCAAAGGTTCAGTACCTGTTAAAACTGAAGTTGTTGAACCTGCAAAAATTGATGTCAATGACAAAATTGAAACTAAGGCTGCTTATATAGTATCAAGTTTAGAAGGCAAAGTTGTGCCAAATAGATTTGCTGAGTTTGTACCTTGGGGTCACTTCAAAGATATCAAGTCAATATTAAAATCAAAAAGTTTCTATCCAATATTCATTACTGGTTTATCTGGTAATGGTAAGACTTTAAATGTCACCCAGGCTGCTGCCGAGTTGAATAGAGAATTAATCCGTGTCAATATTACGATTGAGACCGATGAGGATGACTTACTCGGTGGTTACAGATTGCGTGATGGCGATACAGTCTGGCAGAACGGGCCAGTTATCGAGGCAATGGAAAGAGGTGCTGTTCTTCTCTTAGATGAGATTGACCTTGCTTCAAATAAGATTATGTGTTTACAACCGATCTTAGAAGGCAACGGTATCTTTGTTAAAAAGATTAACAAGTTTGTTAAACCAAAAGATGGTTTCACAGTTGTTGCCACTGCCAATACTAAAGGGCAAGGTTCTGATAGTGGTAAGTTTATCGGTACCAATGTTCTTAACGAGGCATTTCTTGAGAGATTCCCAATCACAGTTGAACAAAGTTATCCTACTGTAAAGATTGAGAATAGAATCCTAGAGAATGTTCTTAAAAGTAAAGACTTAGTAAACAAAACTGCTTCAGAGTATGCTAAAAATCTAGTGACCTGGGCAGATGTAATCAGAAAAACCTACTATGATGGTGGCATTGATGAGATCATATCCACTAGACGATTAGTCCACATCATCGAGGCCTATTCTATCTTCTCAGATAAAATGAAGGCGATTGAGTTATGTGTCAATAGATTTGATGATGATACTAAGGCAAGTTTCTTAGACCTCTATACCAAAGTTGATGCTGGGGAAGATGTATCAAATTATGGTCAAGAGGAACTAGAAGAAGAATCCAATGATAGTGAGGAAGAAGTGGATAATAACCAATTCTAAAATTCTATTATAGTCCTTGCCGCACCCAATATTGTAATGGTATTGGGTGCGGATTTATATTTAAGGCTTGACTTATGATAAAAAATTTAGTATAATAATAATATGAGTAAAATTAAAAATCAAATTAAAATTGGATATCAAAAATATGATATCGACATTTGGCCTGAATCATTTGCTACTACCGAAGAGGCAGTTGGTGAATTCTTTAATAATGATCGTAAGATTGGTTTGAGAGGTGATTATGTTGAAACACTACACGGTGCTAATACTTTATTACACGAAGTTATGCACGGCATTGTTTATCAATATGGTATGGTTCAGACAATGGATAAGTTTGATAAAGAAGAAAAGATTGTGAATACTTTAACTAATGGTTTAATGAATGTATTTGTTGATAACCCTTGGTTGATGGAGTATATAAAGGAACAAATAGACAAAGAGTATGGTAAGAGTAGTAGTCAAGCAGAATAATGTTGAACGGGCTATTCGCCAGTTAAAAAAGAAGTTAATGAAGGAAGGCATCCTTCGAGAGTTAAGACTAAGGGAGTATTACGAGAAACCTAGTTTGAAGAGGCAACGAAAACATAAAGAAAGTTTAAGACGAGTTGCTAAAGAAAAGAGATTACGGAGACGCCGTGAAAGGTACTCCTAAGGTATTCGGTATCCATATGCCACTATGGATTCAGAATGTGTTAAAAGTGAAGTGGCAAAAACAGAAGGAGATAAGAATGGCTAGACCAAGACTATCAAAGAAACAAAAGGTCCTAAACCTTTTATCAAAAGGTCAACCGGTATTCTGGAAGACTCTAAGATCAAGATTCGATTTAGTATCACCTAGAGCGATGATTGACACATTAAGAAGTGAAGGTCATATGATCTACATTAACCAGAACACTGGTACTAATGGGAATAATACTTCTTATAGAATTGGAACCCCTACAAAAGCGATTATCGCTGCTGGGATCCAAAAACTTTATGGTACTAAATACGCTTACTAATCGTATAAATAGTACTGCTAGGCAATTCGTAAGACCTGGTAGAGGTAGAGTGTCTTGCTAAGAGACACCATAAGGCTTTTGGGTATTGTGCCACAAACAATACCCACTATATTATGAATGAGGTGAGAATGAAATATAACGAAGATCAAATTATTAATGAAATTAAAGCATATGTAGGCCTTACATATGAACAACACTACTCCAAATCAGATGATGGATTTCAAGTTCAAGATGTATTAAGACACTTGAAGATTAACAAAGATTTTTGCCAGGCTAATGCAATAAAATATTTGTGTAGGTACGGTAAGAAAGGCGGCTACAATCGTACTGATCTATTAAAGGCAGTACACTATATTATATTATTAATGAGTGAGGAAAAATATGATGAAACTGAGTGATCAAACATTAGAGGTATTGAAAAACTTTTCAGATATCAATACTAATATTCTAGTGAAACCTGGTAGTGAATTATCCACTATCTCAACAATGAAAAATATACTTGCAAAGGCAACGATAACAGAATCGTTTGACAAGCAATTTGCTGTATATGATTTATCTGAATTATTAGGTATCGTATCTGCTATAGAAAAACCAGATGTAGATATTTCAAATGAAAAGTTTATGACTATCGGATCTACTGGTTCAAAGTCTAAAGCAAAATATTATTATTCAGATGAAAGTGTCGTAACCTCGCCTCAAAAAGATGTGGTTATGCCTGATGCTGATGTAAACTTTCAATTAAAAGATGAGATACTTTCTAAACTATTAAAGATGGCTGCAATTATGAAGTTGCCTGATTTATCATTAGTAGGTAAAAAAGGTCAAGATGTAATTCTTAAAGTACACGATAAAAAGAATTCTGCTAATTCTTATGAAGAATTTGTAGGCACAGAAGCGTCTGCTGATTTTACTTTCAATTTTAAGATTGAAAACTTAAAGATTATACCTGGTGATTATGATGTCGCTGTTTCTAGTAAATCAATATCACACTTTAAAAACAAAGTAAAACCAATTGAATATTGGATTGCTTTAGAACCAGATAGTAAAATAAGTAAATGATTGCAAACGCATTAAAGAAAAAACTAGAGGCAGATATAGAGTTAGCAAGATCAGACTTAGAGGTCTTTCTGAATAACCCTATCGGTGTCGCTGAGCATATTGATTATATTGCCACTGCTGAAAAGAAACTAGAACATTTAGCACACGCCGAAGATAAACTAGAATCTTTACAGAGACATTTTAGCAAGTATTAGTATGAGTGATTTCTTATGGGTCGAACAATATAGACCTCAAACAATAGATGAGTGTATCTTACCAACAGATATCAAAGAGACCTTTCAGTCTTTTGTAGATCGTGGTGAGATATCAAACTTACTACTTGCAGGTCCTCCTGGTTGTGGTAAGACTACTGTTGCAAGAGCATTGTGTGAGCAAATGGGTGCTGACTATATGTTTATCAACGGTTCTGAAGAATCTGGTATTGACACCTTACGAACCAAGATCAAAAACTTTGCCTCCACAGTATCATTATCAGGCGGTAAGAAGGTTGTCATACTAGATGAGGCAGACTATTTAAATCCACAATCTACTCAACCTGCCATGCGTGGGTTCATAGAGGAGTTTCATAAGAATTGTAGATTTATTCTTACTTGTAATTTTAAGAATAGATTAATTGAACCATTACATAGTAGATTTTCAACAATAGATTTTAAAATTGCTAATAAAGATAAACCTGTCCTTGCAAGTAAACTATTTGCTAAGGTTGGTATTATACTTAAAGAGCAAACCATACCTTTTGATGAGTCAGTTGTTGCTGAACTTATCAATAAACATTTTCCTGATTATAGAAGAATACTAAATGAATTACAAAGATATTCTGTAAGTGGTAAAATAGATACAGGTATATTAACAAATATTTCTGATGATAACTTAAACAAACTTATATCATTATTAAAAGAAAAAGACTTTACCAATATGAGAAAATGGGTAGTCAATAATTTAGATAATGATCCTGTCGTAGTTTTTAGAAGAATATATGATACAATGTATGAGAACTTAGAATCAGAAACTATACCTCACGCTGTATTAATATTGGCAGACTATTCTTATAAGTCTGCTTTTGTGGCAGATCAAGAAATTAATCTTGTTGCCTGCCTAACTGAGATTATGTCTCAATGTAAATTTAAATAAGGAGAAAAATATGGCTGATTTGACAAGTATAACAGCAGAACTTACAACAGGCCTTGATGGTAAAAAAGTTGATCTAGGCGGTGCGATAGTTACCTTTGATTTCGGAGAAGGTGTTGTATGTCTAGATGGTAGCTCAGAAAATGGACCAACTACTATAACAGTATCTAACGAAGTTAAAACCTCTGATGCTACTGTTAAAATGTCCTGTGATTTATGGGAACAATTAAAACAAGGAACAACAACAAGTGCCAGTGCATTTATGAATGGCGAGATAAAACTAGAGGGTGATATGGGTGCAGTCAGGAGACTTCAGGTCATATTCGACTCAGTAAAATAAATAGAAAGATTATATTATGAAAGATGTGAAATTATTTGATAACAGAATTTTATTCAAAGATGAATTAGTAACCGAAACTGATATGCCTACATTATTTACAGGTAAAAGAATAGTTATGTTTGGGTTACCAGGTGCATTTACACCTACCTGTTCATCTAAACAAGTACCTGCCTATGAGGATATGTACGAGCAGTTTATAGATACAAATAAAGTTGATGATGTATATTGTGTATCAGTCAATGACCATTTTGTTATGAATGCTTGGGGTAAAGACTTAGGCATAAAAAAAATTACATTGATACCCGATGGCGATGGGTCTCTAACTAGACAATTAGGAATGTTGGTAAATAAACCAGTACAGAACTTTGGTTATAGATCGTGGAGATATTCTGCATATGTCGTTAATGGTATAGTAAAAGAAATGTTTATAGAACCTGGCATAAATAATATGAGTGATGACGAAGATCCATACGAAGAGTCAACACCAGAAAAGATATTAGAATATGTCAAATCCCTATGAACTAAAACATTATCTTAACGCAATCAATTATACAAAAGAGGATCTGGTCAATTCAGATGATCAGATGTGGGCAAAGAAATATCCTGCCTACATAACGAATAAGATAATGTCTGCATTCCTAGATACTCTTATGTTGGCTAATGAAATGAATCGTCATAGCCATCTTGATAAAGATATACAGTTCCAATTTTACATAAATAGTGTTAGAAAAAAGAAAAGGTTTAGTCCGTTCATTAGAGCGTCTAAACTTAAAGATATTGATGTGGTTAAAGAGTATTATGGGTATAGTAATGATAAGGCCAAAGACGCTTTAAAGATACTCTCTAAAGATCAGATTAAATATATTAAAGAGAAATTATTTAAAGGTGGAACAAAATGAGTGAGGAAACACAATGGAGTCCAGAGAGTATGCTCGAGGTCTCTTTAAAAGAACCTGATGACTTTTTAAAGGTTCGAGAAACGCTAACGAGAATAGGTGTGGCGTCTAGAAAAGATAAAAAACTATTTCAATCTTGCCACATTCTTCATAAACAAGGTAGATATTTTATCGTACATTTCAAAGAACTATTTGCCCTAGATGGCAAACATAGCAATTTATCTGAAAACGATTTACAAAGAAGAAACACTATAGCACAATTACTAGCAGATTGGGGATTAATTAGTATCGTTAATCCTGATGTTGCTGAAAATAAGGCACCGTTGTCTCAAATAAAAGTTATATCTTTCAAAGATAAAGGTAACTGGATACTAGAGACAAAATATAATATAGGTAAAAAGGTAGATGAAGCCAGTTAAGTTTAATGAGTATATTACTGAAGAATCTGAAGTAAAAAAATTTAGATTGCTTATTATTACAGATGAGCCTAAAGAGGCAAAAACATTTCATACCGCTGATAGGTTAAGAGAAGAGGCAGAGAAAAAGGGTTATAAAAATTATCTATATAGATTATCGGGCGGCTATATGACACTTGAAGATGGCATTCGTAGAGTGCATAATAAAGATGATGAAAAAGGTTTTGAAATATCTGCCGAGACAACTGTGGCAGTTATTCGTGGTTCTATTACAAGAAAAGACTCTTGGATGGACTTAGTATCTCAATTAGAAAAGGCAGGGATTGTTTGTGTAAATTCTAGACAAACTATAAGTACCTGTGCCGACAAATATAGAACAGCACTAAGATTATCAGATGTAGGACTAAGACAACCTAAAACAGTTTTAGTTTCTGATCCTGATAATATTCAAAAAGACTTTGAAAAATTAGATACAGATTTTCCTATTATACTTAAAACACTTAGAGGATCAAAAGGTGTTGGTGTATTATTTGTAGAGTCAGAAAAATCTTTAATGAGTCTTGTACAAGTATTATACAAACAAGATGAAGATACAGATTTATTATTACAAGAATATATTAAAACAGATTATGATGCTAGAGTCCATGTTCTTGGTGGTAAAGTATTAACTGCTATGAGACGAGATGTTTTAGAAGGTGATTTTAGAAGTAATATATCTCAAGGTGCGAAAGCAAAAACTCTACAACTTACAAAGTTAGAAATAGAAAAATGTCTAGAGGCTGCTAAGGCAGTTGGTGGTATATGGACAGGTGTTGATTTTATACCATCTAAGAATAGAGAAAAAGATGAACCATTTTTTATTGAAGTAAATTCATCACCTGGTACTGAGGGTGTAGAAGAGGCAACAAAAAGAAATGTATCAAAAGAAATTATAGAATATTTTGAAGATAGAGATAATTGGGTTTATGTTCCTACTGAGTGTGGATTTAAAGAGATTATAAAACTAGGTGGTCTTGAATTAGTTGCTAAGTTTGATACAGGTAATAGTGGTCAAAATGTGATACACGGAAAAGATATTAAAGTAGAAGGCAAAAAAGTTAGTTGGAAGTTATTAGATAAAAGATATTCTGCTAACTTAGTTAGAATGGACAATATTAAAGTAGGAGGTCTTAGAGATTATGACGAAGATCGCCCACTAATAAAATTAGATGTTGAGTTTGCAGGCACCATCTATAATGATGTTCTCTTTACAATAGATGATAGAGAAGATCGAACACCTATCTTATTAGATAGGAAATTTATGAAACGATTGAATGTTATGGTTAATCCTGCTCAAAAGTATTTGTTAACCACACCATTTAATATTGATATAAGGAAAGCATAATGGCTAAAAGTGAAGTGAAAGTCCTACGATTAAAAGTAGGTGATTTTATTATTGCTAAAGTAAGTGAGTTAAAAGACAAATATACTATGGAGAAACCTATGGCATTAGGTTTTGTAGGTAATGGCGAGAGTGGTGCAGGTACTTTACAATTCGCACCTTGGTTCCCATTTACAGACTCAAGAGAAATTAATATAGCAAAAGATGATGTTCTTTTAATAGAAGAACCTGGTCTTGATTTATTAAATCACTACAATAAAAATTTCGGTAGCGGACTGATACAAACACCTAAAGGTTTGATTACTGAGTGATCGAAGAATTAGCAAATGGCAACGCAGCCTTTGTTGATGTTAAAGTAAAAGAGTTAGACGACAATCAATTAAAAGATTTAGGCCATCTTTTACTATACTATGGGTGTATCGTTTTAAAAAAACAAGACCTAGAGTTAAAAGATTTCTCAAAACTTTCAAGTGCCTTCGGACATAATCAATATAAATTAGTTAGAGATAATGTTATTGATTGGGAGAGTTGGATCTATGGTGACGATCTAAAGACTAATGACCCTAATAAGGTTATACAGAAAGCAAAACAATCATACTTAAATAAAAATTCAGATACTAAATTTGAACAAGATGGTATTAAGTATGGCACAGGCCTGCAGTATCATAATGAAAATGACTTAGACTATCTCAACCCTATGGGTTGGTTTAATTCTGACTTTCCATGGATACAAGAAGTTAGTGGTAGACCTAGAGGCCTGTTCGGTATTAAAGATTTAGTTTTTCATACAAACTTAACTAATCATTTTACTCACCAGTATGGTAATTTAGTATCTCTCTATGGCGTTCAACACACAAAAGGAAGTATAACTCCTGTATCAAATGTTAATAGAGCATACTCAGACTTTACTCAAAAACAAAAAGATAAATCAAAAATATTAAGAGCAAGAATAGGAAGAATGTTGCAATCTTCTTATGATGATCCTCAAGATGTAGCAAGAGAATTAGTTTTATTAGATGCAGGACAAATTACTGAATCTAAGTATGATGTTATAAATCAAATAAAGAAATTATATAGTGAAAGCACACCTAGTAATAATACAAGACGAATTATAAAAGCAAAAGAATTAGGTGCAGCTGTACCTGGTAATAAAGGTATTGATATACCATTTGTATTTGAATGTCCTATCGAAACTAAATGGGGCAAACATACATTTAGTTCAATGGCTGTGGTCGAAGATATGATTGATGACCCACACTTTTCTATGGAGTTATTTGATAGTTATATTGATAATAATAAGTATAGGTATGATCACGAATGGGAAGATGGCGATGTTATTATCTTTGATCAATTACTTACTATTCACGCTAGAAATAATGCAAAGACTTTAAATCCGAGCAAAAGAATTCTATGGCGAAGTTGTCAAAATCATTCTAAGTTAGGTGTGCCATTATGGTTAGATATTAATAAACCAATATCTGGTGAAAGATTAGATGAGTCTAATGGTCTTAGTTTATTAAAAGTTTTTACACATTTACCTAACAAAGAGCTTGACTAACCAATTTAAATTTGTTATAATAAAATTATGAAGTTCTACACATCCGTTATACCACACCGTGGTCGTCTTTTGGTTCGTGCCATAGTTAACGGTAAAAGAATTCAAAAAAGAATTAATTATAAACCATCTCTATTCATTCCAGTAAAAAAAGAAACTAAGTATAAAACTCTTGACGGCAGGCCGTGTGAGAGAATACATTTCGATAGCACTTATGAGCAAAGAGAATGGTTAAAACAGTATGATGGTGTGACCGGGTTTGAATACTTTGGTAATACTAGACATCAACACGCTTTCATATCAGACGAATTTAAAGGTAATATAGATTGGGATATATCTAAACTCAATATGATTACGATTGATATTGAGACTGCTTGTGAGAATGGTTTTCCTGATCCTAAAACTGCAATCGAACCATTAATTTGTATTACTGTAAAATCTCATTCAACAAAAGATATTATCGTATTCGGCATCGGCGAATATAAAAATGATAATGAGAAGGTAACATATCTAAACTTTACAACCGAACAGGAATTGTTGGAGGCATTTATTAAATTCTGGCAAGAATATGATCCTGATATTATCACAGGTTGGAACTGTAAGTTTTTTGATATGACTTATCTAATAAATCGTATTAACTATTTAATGGGTGAAGATCAATCTGCTAAATTAAGTCCTTGGGGTATTGTAGAATCAAAATCTCAAAACAAACAATTTGGTGGTGAGATTCAACATTATGACATTCTTGGTGTGTCAACCTTAGACTATCTAGATTTGTATAAGAAATATACTTATTCAAAACAAGAAAGTTATCGTCTTAACTTTATTGCTGGTGTAGAACTCGGTGAGTATAAAGATGATAACCCTTATGATAGTTTCAAAGACTGGTACACCAAGGACTATCAATCATTTGTAGATTATAATATTCAAGATGTAGAATTAGTTGACAGACTAGAAGATAAAATGAAACTGATTGAATTACATTTGACTATGGCCTATGAGGCAAAGGTAAACTTTCAAGAAGTATTCCAACAGGTTACAATGTGGGATGCAATTATATTTAACTTCCTAAAAGATAAAGGTATTGTTGTTCCACAAAAAGAAGAACACGAAGGTGCTCGTGGTTATGAAGGTGCATATGTAAAAGATCCTATTATAGGATTTCACGACTGGATTGTTAGTTATGATCTGAATAGTTTGTATCCACACTTAATTATGCAGTATAATATATCGCCTGAAACTATCATAGGTTTTCAACCTGAACTTGCAAGTGTAGATAGAATGCTTGATCGTGAGGTTGATTTTTCTAAGTTTGAAAAAAGAACTATGACACCAAACGGTGCGATATTTAGAACCGACAGACCTGGGTTTCTAGGCGAGTTGATGGAGAAATATTATACAGATAGAAGTAAGTATAAAAAGTTGATGATTGCAGAACAAAAGAAACTACAAAAAGATAAAGGTAATAAATCTATTGTTAATAATATTTCTAAGTATAATAACATTCAGATGGCAAGAAAGATTGCTCTTAATAGTGCCTATGGTGCTATCGGCAACAAGTATTGTAGATATTATGATGTAAGGCAGGCCGAAGGTATTACTCTTGCAGGTCAATATTCTATTCGCTATATTCAAAGGCGTGTCAATGAATATCTTAATCAGTTATTGAAAACTGAAAAGGTAGATTATGTTGTTGCCTCAGATACAGATTCAATTTATATTCGTATGGGCGATGTTGTAAAGAAAATGGGTCTAGGTGATGATATAAAAAAGACTGTAAAAATACTAGATAAGTTTTGTGATCAAAAACTAAAACCTTTCATTGATGAAAAGTATCAAGAGTTGGCAGACTATACTCACGCTTATAAACAAAAGATGGTGATGGATAAAGAAGTGATTGCCAACAAAGGTATTTGGACTGCTAAGAAAAGATATATTTTAAATGTTTACAATTCTGAAGGCGTTGATTATGACGAACCTAAACTAAAGATTATGGGTATTGAGGCAGTTAAGTCATCAACACCTAAGGCGTGTAGAGAAAAAATTAAAGAGGCACTAAAAGTTATTATGACAAAAGATGAGGCTGCATTGATAGAATTTATTGATAACTTTAGAGATGAATTTAATAAATTACCTATCGAAGAAATTGCTCATCCTCGTAGTGTAAATGGTCTTTTAAAATATCAAGATAATACCACAGTATATAAAAAGAGTACTCCTCGCCATGTAAAAGGTGCTTTACTTTACAATCTTAATTTAAGACAAGATAGTAAATTGCTAAATAAGTATGAGACTATAAAAGAGGGTGATAAGATAAAGTTTGTTTCATTAAGAATGCCTAATCCATTAAAAGATAATGTTGTTTCTTTCCCAACAAGATTACCTAGAGAGTTTAATTTAAAAAATTACATTGATTATGATGAACAGTTTGAAAAATCATTCTTAGATCCACTAAGATTTATAGTCAACGCAATTGGCTGGTCCTTTGAAAGACAGGCAAGTTTAGAAAGTTTTTTCGGGTGAGTAATATGATTATCATTTGTAATAGATGTGGATTTAAACATATAAGAAACGGATGGTTCTGTTTACATTGTGGAGTATTTTTAAGATGAATGATGTATTAGAAAGTATAATTGATGTAGGTAGTGGTTTCTTTTTATCTATCATAATACAGATTACAATATTTCCTTTATTTGATTTACATCCTACAATATTTGAGAATATACAGATTGCATTAATATTTACGGCTGTATCAATGACAAGATCAGCACTATGGAGAAGATTTTTTAGGAGAAGAAGAATATGAGAGTAGAAGTTATAAGAATTATGGGATCAGATTTATCGGTTGTTAATGCTGCTAGAGTTTCTTATAATAAAGTATCTGAGGAGTTTGATAATAAAGATGAAAAACTAATTAAGTATTTAGCAGAACATAATCATTGGTCGCCATTTGCACACGCTTTTGCTTCTTTTAGAATAGAAGCACCTATATTTGTTGCAAGACAATTAGTAAAACACCAAGTTGGCCTTGCGTGGAATGAAGTATCTAGAAGATATGTTGACTATGTACCTAAAGTATATAAGATAGATAGATGGCGTGGTAGACCTAAGAACTCAAAACAAGGCTCTTCAGGTGATATAAAAATGTCAACAGAAATGAAATTTGAATATGATATGTGTATAGAAAAAAGTATAGGTTTATATAATAGAATGATAAAAGAAGGTATCGCACCTGAACAGGCAAGAGCAGTATTACCTCAAAGTATGATGACTGAGTGGATATGGAGTGGTAGTTTATATGCATTTGCTAGAGTTTGTAATCTTAGAAATAAACCAGATGTTCAAGAAGAAACTAGACAGGTAACTGAAAGTATGAATTCATTTTTAAGTAATGGTTTTCCTATATCTTGGAAGTATCTTTGCCCAACAACAGGAGTAGAATCAATTAACGCCGTATGAGAATATTATTAGTAGCAGCACTACCAGAAGAAGTACAAGGTATGCCGTATGAGGTAACACTAACTGGTGTAGGTAAAATAAATGCCACTAGAGTATTGACAGAAAAGATAGTAATGTGGGATGGCAGAAAACCTATGTTGCCTGATATTGTAATTAATTATGGCACAGCAGCCAAGTGTTCTAATAGAGTGCAAGTTGGCGAATTATATGAGATTGGTAGTTATATACAAAGAGATATGAATGTGACCCAACTAGGATTTGAAAATTATCAAACACCTTTTGGTAAAGGTACGATTAATGGTGGCAAAGGAGATTTAGTTTGTGCCACAGGAGATAACTTTTGGGAGGGTGACACACAATTTACCGAAGAGTATGATGTAGCAGATATGGAGGCATATGCTTTGGCATCTGTTTGTGAAACATACAATATTCCTTTTAGATGTTTTAAATACATTTCTGATGACGGAGATGCAAAACAATGGCAAGAAAATTGTAGAAAAGGTGTAGAACTATTTGTAGCGAGAATGAGATTAAATGCTTAATGAAACACTATTTAAACGCCTAGAATCACACGCTAACGAGGTGAATCTACCTATCTTAGACAATCAGTCATTCGATAGATATACTAACGAATTTGGGAAAGATATCTTTCGTTGGACACTATCAGAATATATTGCTAAAGTAAGACCTAAGTTTCCGCTCAAACCAATATCAGATGAAGATATGAGGTCGACCTTCTCATCCCTAAAGAAGGCTGATTATAGTACCTATTGCTCACCTATTGAGCAAGTAGAAAAAGAAATCTTTGAAAAGTATGATGATCTTGAATATCCATTTAGCAAATATGGATTAGGTATCATAGACGCACCGAGTACATTCAATAATGTGAGTAATTATTTTCATCAAGATTTGAGGTTGGCTTGCTCAAGTTATGGGTTTAGAGCACCATTAGAAGTTTGGCAAAATGGTACTGCAAAAGATATCTGGAAGTGTTTTGGTCCTATATGGCGAGGTATCAATGGTGTTAAGAAAGTTATGGTTGAAGGTAAAGAAGAACTAAGAGGTGGTAAACTAGATGAGGCAAGTTATCTATCTGCATTTAGATTAGGTACATATATTGCAACACAATTTAAACCTATTGTTGCTAAGTGTGTGTATGAAATGACAGACGCAAAGAGAGTATTAGATACGAGTTGTGGCTGGGGTGATAGACTTGCAGGTTTCTTTGCTAGTAATGCTGAAGAATACTATGGTTGCGATCCTAATCCAAATACTTATATGAGATATACAGAACAGATTGATAGATACAATAGATTATTAAGTAAACCTAAAAAAGTAAAAATATGGAATTGTGGTGCTGAAGATTTACCATATGATGAACTACCAGATATAGATGTTGCATTTACAAGTCCACCTTATTTTTCTACTGAAGAATATAATAAAGGTGGTGAGAAAGAAGAAAATCAATCTTGGTTTAAATTTGATGAATATGAAAAATGGCGAGATGATTTTTACTTACCTGTTGCAGAAAAAAGTATGAGTGTATCTAGATTTATGTTTTGCAATATTATGGATCCAAAGATCAAAAGCAAAAGATATAGGTCAAGTGATGAATTAGTAAACCATTTGAAAGATAAATTTATAGGTCAAATAGGTATGAGAATAATGCAAAGGCCAAAGTCAGACAAATTATTCAAAGATGAAAAAGAAAAAGCAGATTTTATGAATAAAATGTTCATAGAAAATGTCTGGTGTTTTGGTGATAAAGATTTTGATTTATTTAGAGATTCTAGAAAAGGAACATTAGAGAATTTTTTTGCTTAATTATGCTTGCAATTATAAATAAAAGTGTTATAATATTATTATCGGAGTGAAGAACTATGTCAGATTTTTTCAAACAAATTATTAAAGATACTGGTAACGAATATGCCAGTATAGTATCTGAGGGTGTTGAGGCAGGTGATGTCTCAAACTTTATAGATACTGGAAGTTATATATTTAATGGACTACTATCAGGTACCATTCACGGTGGTTTACCTGCTAATAAAATTACTGCCCTTGCTGGTGAGAGTGCTACAGGTAAAACTTTCTTTGTATTGGGTGTAGTTGACAACTTCTTAAAAGAAAATCCAGATGCTGGTGTTATCTACTTTGAAAGTGAATCTGCACTAACAAAAGATATGATTGAAGATAGAGGTATTGATTCCTCTCGTATGATTATTATGCCTGTAACCACAGTACAAGAATTTAGACACCAGGCAATTAAAGTATTAGATAGATATATTGAACAAGATCCTGCTGATAGAAAACCTATGTTATTAGTTTTAGATAGTCTTGGTATGTTATCAACAACGAAAGAGATGGAAGATACTGAAGCAGGTAAAGAGACAAGAGATATGACAAGAGCCCAGATTGTTAAGGCTGCATTTAGAGTTTTAACATTGAAATTAGGCAAGGCTCAAGTTCCCCTTATTATTACTAACCATACATATGATGTGGTTGGTTCTATGTTCCCAACTAAAGAGATGGGCGGTGGTTCTGGTTTGAAATATGCAGCCAGTTCTATCGTCTATCTTTCTAAAAGAAAAGAAAAAGATGGGACAGAAATTATAGGTAATATAATTCATTGTAAAAATCAAAAATCAAGACTTACAAAAGAAAATAAAATGGTTGATGTAAGATTAACTTATGACAAAGGTTTAGATAAACACTACGGTTTAGTTGACCTTGCATTGAAACATAATATTTTCAAACAAGTATCTACAAGAATAGAATTACCAGATGGTACTAAACAGTATCAAAAAACAATTAACTCTGATCCAGAGAAATATTTTACTAAAGAAATCTTAGAACAATTAGATAAGGCTGCGGCCAAAGAATTTAAATATGGTATCGAAGCAGAAGAAGCAGAGTCTACCTAAACACGAAGTCGATTATGTGTTTGTTGAAAGACCTGACAAGGAATATGCCTCAATTAAGTTGACCAGCGGCCCTTATTGTGATATAATATATCATTATGGTAATGTACAATTCGCAAAAGAAGAAGATGAGAATGGTAATTTACCTATGAAGTTCGATTATACAGTAGATAAAAATTTTATAGATGCCGATACAGATAGTCAAGAATTTATAAATCATATCGGAGATATCTTAATAACCGTAATGGATCAGGAGTTGAATGGAAGAGAGAATTGAAAGAACAGCACTTAAGCACTTAATACATACTGAACAGTATGCTAGAAAAGTGTTGCCATTTCTTAAAGAAGAATATTTTTCAGATAGATTAGAGAAGTTAATCTTTAGAGAGATTGCTTTATTCTATGAAAAATATAACGCACAACCTACCAATGAAACTCTTGCTATAGAATTGAATGGCAGAAAAGATATTAATGATTCTGAGTTTCAAAACATCACTAGTACAATCGCTACATTTCAAAAAGAAGAAATTAATTTAGAGTGGTTAATATCAACTACTGAAAAGTTTTGTAAAGATCGTGCCATACATAATGCTATCATGGATGGTATTCAGATACTAGATGGCAAAGATAAAAAACATACACCTGAATTCTTACCTGAACTTTTATCTAATGCCTTGTCAGTATCTTTTGATGAGAAGATCGGTCACGATTATATTCCTGAGTCTACTGAACGATACGATTTCTACCATAAGAAAGAGGAAAGAATTGAATTTGATTTAGACTTTATGAATCGTATCACTAGAGGTGGTGTTCCTACAAAGACTTTGAATATTGCTCTTGCAGGCACTGGTGTTGGTAAGACTTTGTTTATGTGTCATCTTGCAGCTGCAAATTTATTACAAGGCAAGAATGTATTGTATATTACTTTAGAGATGGCTGAAGAAAGAATTGCTGAAAGAATTGACTCTAATCTTTTGAATGTTGCTATGAGTGATTTGCCTGAACTACCTAAGTTGATGTATCAGGATAAGATTAAAAGATTAGAAGAAAAAACTCAAGGCAAATTAATTATCAAAGAATATCCTACTGCCTCTGCTCACGCAGGTCATTTTAAAGTATTACTTAATGAACTTGCAATCAAGAAAAGTTTTAAACCAGATGTTATCTATATTGATTATTTAAATCTATGTGTATCATCTAGACTAAAGGCAGGTTCATCTGCTAACTCTTATACAATCGTCAAGTCTATTGCTGAAGAACTTAGAGGTCTTGCAGTAGAATTTGATCTACCTATTTTTTCTGCAACACAAACTACAAGAACTGGTTATGCAAGTACCGATATTGGTCTTGAAGATACTTCAGAAAGTTTTGGGCTGCCGGCAACTGCTGACTTTATGTTTGCCATAATATCTACTGAAGAACTAGAAAAGAAAAATCAGTTTCTTGTAAAACAATTAAAGAACAGATATAATGATCCTACAATAAATCGTAAGTTTATGCTAGGTGTTGATCGTTCTAAGATGAGAATTTATGATGTAGAACAGGCTGCCCAAGAAGATATGGTTGACGCTAATCAACAAGACGAACCAGAAAAGTCTGTATTCGATAATACAGAGACGGCAAAAAGATTAAACAAATTTTCAGATTTTAAAATATAAGGAGTAAATATGAAATATATAATATCATTTTTAATTTTATTATTAACAACACCTGCATATGCTGATATAACAGTTGATATGCTAAACAAAAGAGATGATGGTGCTAAAATGGTCTATTCTGAAGATATATCTAGAGTAGATGTAGGCGAAACAATTACTTGGTTGCCAACAGATAAGGGTCACAATGTAGAGTTTATTGCAGGACCTGATGGATTTGAAATGCCTAAAAAGAGTAAGTTGAATAAAGAATATTCATTTACATTTGAAGTACCTGGTGTGTATCTATATCAATGTACACCACATAAAGGTTTAGGTATGATCGCACTAGTAGTTGTTGGTGGTGATACATCAAACAAAGACGCAGTTGCTGGTGCTAAGACACTCGGTAAAAGTAAAAAAATATTACCTGAATTGATAAGTCAATTATAATGATGACACTTGAGCAATATTTAAAAAAGATACCAGACTTCAAAGGTGCAAACTGGCTGTTAAGAGTACCATTAGGTATAATCTTCATACTACAAGGTTTGCAAAAGTTACCTGTTGATATTTCAGATGCAGAGGCATTTGGCCTACCTATGACAGTCTGGTTCTTTGTTGCTTGGGGTGAATTATTTGCGGGTATAGGATTACTCGTAGGCGGTCTTACGATTGCACTTAGGCCTGGGGTAGGTGATATGCTTACTAGATTTTCAGGTATTGTTATCTGTGGTATAATGACAGGTGTTATATTAATATTAGAACCAGAGAGTTTATGGTATGTGTTGATGTATGAGCATTTTCATTTACTACTTTATTGTGGTGGTTTATTTTTTGCATTGAGAGGTAATAGAGTAAAATGACAAAGAGAAAAAAGAAAAAAGTAGATAAAGAAATCGAGGAGTGGAATAAAAAAGTAAGAGAACTCGGCGAGAAGAATAGACAAAAATTAGTTAATGCAATCAATAAAGGAAAAAATGCCTAGAAAAAAACGAGAAAAAAGACCACCTAAAAAAGATGTCAAGTTATCTTATGAGACTGTTATGGTCAAGAAAGGTAAACAGATAGTATATCAATGTGTAGAGAAACCTACAGGTTCTATTCTATGTGAGAACTTTTTTAAAGAAGATACAGACGCAATAACTGATCATCAAAATAAACATAAACAATGGGAACCTAATGGTGGTGTTGTCAAGTTTCTCACAATAGGCAATATTCAAACATAAATATAGGTATGAAATACCTATCAGGCGGATATCAAACTACTATAAATTCTACAATAACAGAATTATTCCCAGCACTAGCATTTAATAATGGTCGCAAGTTATCTAGTGCAGATCAAATGTATGATTACATTTTAGACTTAGCAAAGAAGAAACAATTAAATACAAGTAAAAGTGGTAAATCTTTTGTTAATAAAGGTGATATTGATTCAGGTTATGAGTTTGTTAGAGATACGGCAAAAATCAGACCATCTATGTTGCAAGAAAAATTAAGTAATGCAGTTGGTATACAAAAATATTTGTATGAGTTAAATAGAGGAAATCCTATACAAAAAGTAGTTTGGGGATACAGAGCAAAACCTAGTGGTGTTCCTGAAAGCCATGCTGGTGATATATTTGTTTTTTTTAAAAAGGGTGGTATATTAGGTGTCAGTTTAAAGGCAGGATCTGCTAAGTCAGCAGAGCCTAAGATGAATAGTTATGTTAGAACTACAATCAAAAAAGATATGTGGGTTAAATCTGATCGTACCTCAGAGGTAAAATTAAAAAGAGCACTATGGAATAAATGTTATTCTAAAATACCAGGTATGCCTAAAAGTTTAAATTCAGAAAACTGGTTAGATATATCAGGTAAGGCACAAAAACCTAGACCTGAGGTTCAGGCTAATGTTCTAAAATTATTCTTATCAAATCCTAAAAAGTTTGATGACTTTTATAATATACAAAATAAAGTTTGTAGAGAACATATGTGTAATATGATTAATAAAGATTTAAAGGCCACCAAACAATGGATAAAAGAAGAATTTAGATTACAAACACCTGGCAGTAGTGAGGATGTGCCTTTGATATTAGTTAAGGCCGTAGGTAATAGTGCAAGTGAACAAGGCGATAAACTTGCTAAAATATTTCCTAAGATAGATAAAGTTAGGGCATATTTAAATCCCTCGTCTGTACAAGAATGGTTTATAGATGTTCACTCAGGTAGAAATAAACTAACTTTATTAATGACAATTAGAAGTGATAGTGAATATAGAGAGGCAAAACAAAAAGGAAAATTAGGCGCCTATATGGGATTAAAGTTATTGTATAGGGGCTATAAATAATATAAATAGTATTGAAAGTGAATTCTATATTATATAAATGGAGAAGGCGAATAAATGCAAGGGTTTTTACAGTACCTCGTAGAGGCAAAGAACACCCACCTAGAACACTTAGAAGATGATATAATTAATAATGGAAGTAGTGGGGCGTTAAACGCCATAAATTTTTTGAAGTCTATTAGACAAATGTTTTCTGGTGGTGGTAAGAGAACAAGTTTGACCGTAAAATGGGATGGTGCACCAGCAATAGTCTGTGGTACTAATCCTGACAACGGTCGTTTCTTTGTTGGTACAAAGTCTGTATTCAATAAAACTCCTAAAATTAACTACACATCCTCAGACATCAGAAAGAATCATACTGGTGCTGTGGCTGAAAAATTAGAAATCTGCTTGAGGGAGTTGCGAAAGTTAGGTATCAAAGGTATCTTACAAGGGGACTTATTATTTACAAAAGGTGAATTAAAAACTGCTAAGATTGAAGGTGAATCAAATATTGTATTCACTCCTAATACTATTACATATGCAGTACCTGTCGGAACTCCCCTTGCAAGTCGAATCGCAAATGCTAATATCGGCATTATTTTCCATACAACATATAGAGGTAAATCATTCTCAACATTGAGTGCTAGTTTTGGTGCAAATGTTAGAGGTCTTAGAAAAGTAAGAAGTGTATTTTTTGATGACGCAACCTACAAAGACGCTACTGGTGCTAAGTTTAGTTCTAGTGAACAGGCAAAGTTTGATAATATATTAAGAATGGCTATGGGTTCAGTAGGTAAAGGATCTATCTTTATGGATAAACTTAAAAGAGATACAAATATATTGTCTGTTGGTGTTCAATTAAAGGCATACTTTAACTCATTCATAAGAGCAGGTACACCATTAGGTAATACAAAAAAACTCACAGGTCAATTTGTAGGATTTTATAGAGATAGAATACAACAAGAAATAGATAAGGTAAAACAACCTAATACAAAGAGAAAGTATAAAGATATTCAAGAGGCAGGCGTAAGATTTATAAAAGGCAATTCTGAGGGATTATATTTCTGTATTGCAACTTACTTGTCATTACAAAATGCTAAACTCTTATTACTAAACAAACTAAGAAGTGTACAAAGTATAGGCACATTCTTAAAAACAGATAGTGGATTTAGAGTAACCAGTCCAGAGGGATATGTTGCGATTAAATCTTCAGGTGCTGTAAAACTTGTAGATAGAATGGAGTTTAGTAGAGCAAACTTTAACATAGCAAAAGATTGGGTCAAAGGATGAAATCACTAAAACAGTTTATGGAAGAACTTAGTATGGTAACTATCGTGATGATAGGTGGTCCTGGCTCAGGCAAATCAACATATTCAAAATATATATCAGGCCATTTTGATATACCACATATCTATACAGGTGATATGATGAGAGACTTACAGAAAAAAGATCCTGAAGTTGCAAAGATTATGGATAGAGGCGATCTAGTGCCTATCGAAAAAGTTATGAAGGCATTAAAAGATAGACTAGGCAAAGATGATACAGATAACGGATATATATTAGATGGGTTTCCTAGAAATATGAAACAATTAACTAGAATGAAACAAGAAAATATTGACTACAAATATGTTGTATATTTAAATGTTTCTGAGAAAGAAGTTATAAAAAGATTGACTGCTCGTGGTAGAAAAGATGATAAACCAGAGATTATAAAAAATAGATTGAAAGTGTATGAGAAAGAAACAGGACCTGTTCTTGATAAATTTAGACAAGAGAAAGATAAGTTTATTGAAGTTAGAGCAGAGGGTAAAGATCCTGAAACTATTTCAGCACAAATAATAGGGGCAATAGAAGATCGTGGCTAAAAGTTTTTTTGATTTTAGAAAGACATTATCTGAAGATGTAGATTATAGTTTAAAAGACTTAGTTTATTATAATGAGGATGCTCTTAAAGAGTCAATGGATAAAGTTGAGCAGTATGATCAAAAACATTTTAAAGATGGCTGGCAAAGTATAGAACTTACTCCACCGCCTGAAAATGATAGTCAAGAAACCAAAGAAGAATTACAACACATTATAGATGAGCAAACAACCAGAACTAAAGATGATGAGAATTCAATTTATGTTTCTGACTTTATGGAATCATTTCACTTTAGAGAATATCTAAATGAAAATAATTTAGATTACAGATCAAGTGAGATTACTGCTATCATAGATGATGTCTGGAAGATAACAAGAACACATAAAAACAAATACAATAGACCTAGACCATATCAAGTTGCAAAAGCATTGAATATGGACTTTGACACTATGTATGGTACAACAATGAAAACACCTGCTTATCCTAGTGGACATAGTTGCGGTAGTAGATTAGTTGCTGAGTACCTATCAATGAAACACCCAGCACATAGAAAACAATTTATAGAGATCGCTGAACGAGTTGGTAGAGGTAGAATACAGGCTGGATTTCATTACGAATCAGATCACGAAGCAGGAGTTGAACTTGCATTAAAAGTTTTACCTTACCTAGAAATATCTAAACAAGATTTATTAGAATCAATCATAGACTTACCTAGAAAAGATTACTCAAAAACTGTATTTGATAATTACGATACGGAAAAACCTGTATTAAAACCAGTTGTTAAGAAAATGATTGAAGATCAAATACGAGAGTTTAATAAGGTTGCACCTGTAATTAAGTATAGATTAATTGGTAGCATTCTTACAAAGAGATATAGAAAAGACGCTGACCTAGATATCAATGTTTTATTTGATGTTGCAGATGAAGATAAAGAAGCGATGTCTGAAAAATTAAGAGGAATAGTTAGAGAAGTAAATGGTAAAAATGTACCAGGTTCAGTACACCCAGTTAATTACTTTGTAATCGTAGATAGATCGGTTTATGATAAGGCAAATAAAATGGCCGATGATGTCTTTGATATTGTACACGATAGATTTGAAAAGAGAACACAATCTAAACCATTTGATATAGAAGATTATATGAAAGAGTTTAGAGCAAGAGTAGAAAAAATAGATATTGCTAAAGGCGAATTTAAAAGAGATTTAGTTGACTACAAAGAACTAGTTGAATTAGATGATGATGATATTGAAAACCTTAGAGATAGAATTCAAGGTAAGATTAAAGAACTAGAAGATGATATTAACACACTAATAGATATGAAAGATGATGCCCTAGATAAAAGAAAGTCTGGGTTTGAAGGCGAGATGTCACCAGAAGATATTAAAAAGTATGGTGTACGAAATAGATTACCAAACAATGTAATCTATAAAATGTTAGAGAAGTATTATTACTTTGAGTTTATAAACAAACTTAAAGAAATAATAGGAGATGACAGAAAATTATCTGACAAAGAAGCAGATAGTTTGATGTCTGTCGGAGAGGCGTTAGATAGAGACTCTACAATCGTTTTTGCCTTCGGTAGGTTCAACCCTCCTACCATAGGGCACGCAAAACTTATGAACACCGTGAAACAGGTCGCTAGAAAAGAACGGGCTAATCACCAGGTTTTTGCTAGTGCCTCTTCCGATCCTAGAAAAAATCCATTAGATCAAAATAGTAAAATTAAATTTATGAAAAAAATGTTCAAAGGCTCGAACATTAAACCTGCTGGTGGTAATCAAAGAACATTCATGGAAATATTAAAGACTTATGATAAGTTATATGGTAATGTTATTATGATCGCAGGTAGTGATAGAATAAATGAGTTTCAAAAACTTGCAGACAAATATAATGGTAAAGATTATAACTTTAAATCTGTAAAGATAGTATCTGCTGGCGATAGAGATCCTGATGCCGAAGGTGCTACAGGTATGAGTGCAAGTAAAATGAGAGACGCTGCTAAAAATAATGACCTAAAATCATTTACATTAGGCGTAAAAGGTTTGCTGTCTGACAAAGATATAAAAGACCTTTATAATTCTGTGCGAAAAGGTATGGGTATTAGGGAAGGGATTGAATCTTTTGCTGACTATCTTAATAATGATATACGAGAGGACTATATTAAAGATAAAATTTTTAACATTGGTGATATGGTCGAGAACATAGAAAACGGAACTTCTGGTATGGTAATCAGGCGTGGGCCAAACTATGTGGTCTATGAAACTGATGAACAAGAAGTTAAGAAAGCTTGGCTGTATGACCTCGTAGAATCAACTAAGGAGGAATCTAATGCTTACAATCAAACAGATCAACCAAATGAACAAATTAGTCAATCATCAAATTTCGCACCCGTACACAACGGTGAATCACACGAACTTGATAGACTACTTAGAGAGTTGGATGAAGATACGAAAGCAGAAAGATCGGAGACGCAGACGGAGAGATATGAAAATGCTGATGAATTTATCGAAGAACTTGAACTAGAATTTTTTACTGGTAACAAGTTGTTAGATATATTAAAAGGTATGACCGTAGATCGTGCTAAAGTGAGATACGGTATCAATATATTTAAGAAAAAGGTGACGGCTGCAAAAGATAAATTTAAACTTGCAGCCGACATCGCTCAAGAGATAGGAATAGGTCCTAGGGAGTTTCAAAATATATTACAATCACTAAAAATATTGCCTGAATCTTATGGGTTAGGCACAATAGAGTATGCAAAACACGCCTTTGAATTAACACCTGGGCAAAGTATTAAAAATTATAAGAAAATTACTAATCAAATTAGTAAAAAAGATATTAAAGAATGGGCAGATGAAGAGTCTACAATAGATAAATATAAGGAACGATATAAAAGATCATGGAAATCAGAACTTAAAAAGTCTGTTGCGAGAATGTTAGATGAAATCTGATATTAAGAGGGCGATTGAAAACGCACCTCAACCTGTTGAATTATCGTCAGGTCATATATTGTTTGATAAAAACTATATGAACACTTGGCGAAAAGACATTGATAAAGGTGTCATATTCGATGGTGATGATAGATTATTTAAAGAGATTTTATCTAATACAAAAATATATGGTGAATATGGTTGTGGTAATTCTACAAAGTGGGTATTAGAAAATACAAACGCTATTGTTAAGTCAGTAGAAACGGTAGAAGAAATTGCAGAAAAATATGATGGTGTTCACTATGTTAATGTAGGACCCATAACTGGTTGGGGTAGACCTGAAAGTTATGAGTTTAGAGATAAGTTTGTAGAATATACTGATTGGATCTGGCAAGATGATAAACCAGATACAGTATTAGTTGATGGAAGATTTAGAGTTTGTTGTTTTCTTTCATCACTTAAATATGCTGACGCAGGAACAAAAATAATATTTGATGATTATATAAATTATCCTGTGTATCATATTGTAGAAAAGTTTGTTAAAAGGGAAGAAGAATGTGGTCGTCAATGCCTATTCATTGTTCCTGATAACATAGATTATGAAGAACTTGATATAGAGATAAATAATTTTAGGTGTGTAATGGATTAAATATGAAATTTAGAGACTACATAAAAGAAGCAAATGAGTGGGGAGTTTTACCTCACGAATTAACTGAGGCTGAATATCAAGGCAGAAAGGTCAAATTAAATGACCCAATGAGAACACCTGACGGCCCAAAAAAGTTTAAAGTCTTTGTAAAAGATGGAGATAAAATAAAAAAGGTAACTTTCGGTGACCCAAATATGGAGATTAAAAGGGATAGTCCAGAAAGAATTAAATCATTTAGGGCAAGACATAATTGCGATAACCCAGGCCCTAAAACAAAAGCACGCTACTGGTCTTGTTTTCAATGGCGTCACGGAGCAAAGGTAGATAACTAATGAAAAGTAAATATTCAAAAACTACTCGTCAACTTCTAGATGAGATCAGACAAAATCAAATAGACGAAACAATCACAGCAGTTAAGAATAAGGCAAAGAAAACTGGTATGCCTTACTCTATTCTAAAGAAAGTTTATGACAGAGGTATGGCTGCATGGAAAGGTGGTCATAGACCTGGGGCAACTCAAGTACAATGGGCATTGGCAAGAGTAAACAGTTTTGTAACCAAGTCATCAGGAACTTGGGGCGGTGCAGATAAAGACCTTGCTAAAAAAGTTAGAGCGGCTGAAGAGTTTGAATTTGCAGTATGTGAAAAATGTGGCGGCGAAGAGTGTCTATGTGAAGAATTTGAAAAAGAAGAATTAGAAGAAGGCAAAATGTCTGAGATTGACAGAATGTCTAAAGATGGTAAGTCTGCTGAAGAAATTGCAAAGGCATTAAAGTTAGATGTAAAGGCAGTTAAGTCTGTATTAGGAGAAGCAGATTTATCTAAAAAACAAATTAAAATGGTACACAAAGTAGCAGATGATCTACCAAAGAAAAGTTTTAAAGATAGATATGGTAAAGATAAGGGTGACGCTGTTAGATTTGGTACTGCAACTAATATGGTAAAGAAAAAACTAGGTATTGATGAAGAAGAAGATATAAATGAATTAACTGTATCAATGGATAAAGTGAACAAAGCACAAAAAATTGCTAAAAAGTTTGCTGGTAATATGACAAAGGCTGTGGCAGAGATAGAAAAAATTGCTAAGGGACTATCTAATATGTCATTTGTTAAACAAGCATTGGCAAAATATAATGAAGATTTAGAAAAAGATGATGAGAAACAAGTTAAAGATGTTATCAAAGGTCTTAAAAAAGGTAGTGCATTACACGCTAAACAAGCAAAAGAATTAGAAAAACAAATTGCTGATGAAGTAGAATTAGAAGAAAGTTCCTGGGAAAAAAATAAAGATACATTACCACCTCATCTTAAAAAACTATTTGACAAAGATGGCAACTTCATAAATCCTAAATCACAAGCAGTATTCAATAAGATGGTAAAATCCGCTGGTGGTTATGATGGATTTAAAAAGAAGTTTAATATTAAAGATGAGCATTTACCTGAAGCGTGTTGGAAAGGTTTCAAACAAGTAGGTATGAAAACTAAGAATGGTAAACAAGTACCTAATTGTGTGCCTACTGAAGAGGCAGAGAACTTAGAAGAAAGATTTCCTAGAAAAGGTGACTATGCAGTACATTCTCAAAAGAAAGGTACACCTATCAAAAATATAGATCACTTCGCAACTAAACAAGACGCAGATGATTTTGCTGCTAAAGTAAAAAAAGATGGTGGTAAAGTTGATTCAATTACAAAACTAGAAGATTTAGACGCACAACCACAAGATAAAGATGTTAAGAAAGTAAAAGGTACACAACCTAAAAAATATTACAAAGACCTAAAGAAAGATACTAAAAAGAAAAGAGCAAACTTCTTTAAGAATAGACCTGGTTATAAAAAGTCAGATGATGATGACGACTATAAGGCTGCACCAGGTGATAAAGAAGCAAAAACTAAACCATCAACATTTACTAAGAAGTTTAAAAAGATGTATGGTGAAGAACAGTTAAATGAATTTACAGCTGCTCAAATCAAAACATTAGAGAGAGAATATGCCCCTCTAAAAGGTAGAAGAATGTCTCCTGAACAGTTAAATAAAATGACTGGTATGATAAAGAAGATGACAAAAGATCAGTTAAATAAACTGGCACAGGCAAGTATACCATTTGTAACCTCTACTGCTAAATCTGAATTAGTGATCAATAGAGGTATGAAATGGACAGATTTTAAAGAAGGTCTAAAAAATGAAAGTGCAGATAAAGAAACTACATCTGCTACAGTCTCTAAAAAAACAGATGATAAAGAAAAACTAAAACAAGAGATTGAGAAACTAGAAAAAGAAAATCAATTACTAAAAGTTAAAAATTTAGAAAAATCTCAAAAAACAGTAGAACCCAATAAAGATACAGGTGAAGTTCCTCTCAAAGTAGGTCTAGCACAAAAGATCATTAAAGATATGAGAGATGGCAAAAAATACAAGATGAAAGAGAAAGAAACTACTAAATTAAAGGTAGGTACTGGAAAGACTAAGATTGAGATAGATCCAAAGATGGACATATCGGCATCTGCAGGCGGAAACGCTCAGGCCGCATCTAATAATTAATTTCCACACAGTCAAAAAATCTTATAAATAGTACTAGTTATATAACTAAAAAACTTATTAATAAGGAGAGTTAAAATGGGATTATGGGGAGCAAGTACTTCCGATGAGTCAAAACCTAAGAATTTAACTACTGCCGAGAAGAAAAATGTTTTTGCAAATTCTTCAGGTTGGGTTAAACAAGCAGGTACGGCTGATAGCGGAAATGACAATACAAGTGCTACACCAGAAGTTCTAGTTGCAATCGGAGACCTATCTACAAGTTTAGGTAATGCTACTATTGACGCTGTAAACTTTGCGGTTGGACAAACTGTATCAGGTGCAGGCGGTTCATCAATAGTTGTAGAAGTACACTATAACGAACAGGTCACCGTTTCAAGTCAACCTGCCCTAATGGTTGTGTCAAACGACCAAACAGGATCAGGAGGATCATCCAGCATAACATTGACAATGGACGGTACTTTACCGGTCACTAGTGATACACTAACATTCTCAGGAACGGCTTCAAATGCTGCTGTTAATGCAACTGATGTGTTATCAATTGGTGCTCAAAATGTCGATAAGAATGGCGGTACAATTAAAGACGCAGGTACAACAACTGATTCAGCTGTTGCAATATCTGCTGCTGTCGGTGCTGCTGCTGGAACTATAACAGTTGGTTCGTAGTATATAAATATATTGTGAGGGAAGGGATGCTACTTCCCTCACGGTGGTCTAGGTAGTATGCCTAGAGTAGTTTACCATTAACTTGGAATTATAGGAGAAAATAATGGCTGATAAAAAAATAACCGCCCTAACGGATTTAGGAACTGGGATTGCTGCTGAGGATCTACTCCATGTGATAGATGATCCATCAGGCACACCCGTTAATAAAAAAATATCAATAGCAAGTCTATTCAACAATTTCCCAACATGGTTGGCATTTGATAGTACACCACAAGCACTAACTTCAACAGGTGCTGTGAACTTGACAACGGCAGTAACCACACTCGCAAGTACAGGCGCATATGCCGTCACTCTTGCTGCAGGTAGTGTTGGGCAAATAAAAATTATTACAATGATTACAGACGGTGGCGATGTTACCTTAACACCTGCTGCTTTCGCTGGATCAAACACAACTATTACCTTTAATGATGTAGGCGATACTGTAATGCTTATGTATGTCAACTCTGCTTGGGTTGTACTAGGTAATAATGGTTGTACACTCGCATAATTGAATTGAAAGGAATACATTATGTCAATATCAAAAGAAAAACTTGAAGCAAGACAATTAGAACTTACTGAGGGTATACAAAAAGGTCAAGAAGCATTGACTAAAGCACAAGATAATCTAAAAGCATTATCAGGCGCCCTTCAACAAGTAAACTTATTTCTTGCTGATTTAGAAAAAGAACAGAGCGAACAAACTTACAATGATGAAAAAATAGAAGATGTCGCTCAAGAAGGAGAAAACTAATGGCTGATAATGTTAGAATGGGTGCTGGTGGTGTTCCTTATAAAGCAAAATCAGAACCTAAAGAAGAGGTAATTTCTGAGGTCTTAACGGTAAATCCTAATAAGGCTAAAGAAGAAAAGAAATATAAAAAAGAGGATAAGAAAGATGAAATCGTTTAAACAACACATTAACGAAGGCAACATACAACACTACGGTGATAAGAATGATGTTAATTTCTTTGATGGGTCAGAAAAATCTATGCAAGTTTTGAGTGCTTATCTTGGTTCAATCTCTGAAAGAGAATTTATGAATCCAGATGCTGGTGTTCATCAGGTTTATAACAAACTTGGTAGTATGGGTTTAAACTTTAAAGTGCCTTCATCTGAAGGACAAAGTGGTTCTCACACAATAGAGGTAACTCAAGTTCCTCACTACGGTAAAACAGGTGCTGAAAAACCAGAAGATGTTACCGAAGGTGAACTACAAAAGTTTAATATGACCATTAAATATGAGCAAATTCCTAGTGGGATGTATAAGGTATCTGCTAGTATAAAATAATAATACTCTTTCGTTATGAATTTTAAGAAGTTGACAAGTAGCAATATAATGCTATTCGCCGCCAAGCACTATGATAATCCATCGTGTGTAGGTCAGGCAGAGTTTCTAGATGATATGAAACGCTTTAAATATATAAAGCGATTATTTAGAAAATATACTGCCACAGGTGAATTGAGAACTAGATTAATTATTAATCACATTATAATATTAACTAATGTGTTTGGTGTTGACGCTGCTACAACAATGTTATTTTTTAAAGTTGAAAGAGAATACTGGCCATTGTTAAAAACATTTTTAGTATTCTTAAATTTTATGCCTGAAAATGATATGCAAGATTTGCCAGTGCATAAATTATTATTAAAAGAGTTGGAGAATATTTAATGCAAGAACTAAAAGAAAACAGAGCGATTGATTTATTTGTTACCTATCGTTTTCTTAAACTGCTTACAACGCCTTTTGAAAAACAAGACGCATTTAAATATGGTATTATTGATAAAGATGGTAAGGTACTAAGAAAAGCAAGAAGTCTAAGAATAGGTAGAGAGAAAACATCCTATACATTATTACATAGACTAGTATTTAATTTTAAAAGAATACTAAAGAAAGTAGGTCTAGGTGGTAGATTAGGAACTTATGCTGCCGCTGCTGTTGCTTTATTAAAAGAAACTTATAATAATTCAGATGTCTATGAAAAAGAAATTTATAGACACTTAAAAAATGAAGGATATAAGTTTGATACAATATCTGAATCTAGTGTTATAAATGAACCTATATCAGCAGGTACATACACTATTAGAAATGATCTATACGATATTGAGGGCGATATTGTTGTCTCTGAAGGAACAAAAGTAAACTTCAAAAAAGACATTCCTGTTCACGATACTATTTTAGGTTATGAAGTATATCCAGTAGAGGTAAATGGTACTAGTCTCTACATAACATCGGAGGATATTAGAAGTGAAAACTAGAGCATTATGGGAGGCGCCACGCATACCTAGAAAAAAAGGCCAACCTGCTAAATCAGATAAACATTCAGACTTATATACAGATGAAAATCCTAAAGGCACAATACACGGTTTAGGATTTAAAGATGTTAAAACAGCAAGAGCGAGTGTAAACAAAATAAAGAACTCTGGTAAAACACACGCACATAAAATACAGGCCGCAGTTGCTATGGAACAAAGGGCAAAAGAAATGGGTAAGATGGCAGAGGCTGCTGTATATAGAAGATATATTGAACAGATGAAAAAGAAAACAAAAGAAATGCAAAAGGAAGCTGCACCTAATACTGCTGATGCTATGAAAAGATATAAAGCAGGTAAGGCAGGATTTACAGATAAGGCACACTTGAAGGCAAAAGGTTTAATACCTAGAGCAGATGGCACTAAAAGAAAGAGTGCTAAGTATGAAGATGCCCCAGCAAATGCTACAGGCACAGCAGTTCCAGGCACAGGTGATGATAGTTCAACGGTAGTTGTTAGAAAGAAAACGAAGAAAAAAGATTGGATGAAAACAGGTCTAGGTAGAAAGATACTGAGCAAGATTAATGAACTCAAAACTTATGAAGAAATTAAACCAGAGAAAACAAAGTTTCAAAAAGTAAAAGAATTAATGTATTCATATAGGGGTATTGGTCAGTATGGTTTAGGCACATATGTACCAACGACCAGTCATCAACAAAAATCGGACAACCCTGATGAGAAGCCGACTGCCAAGTCGCATATTAAAAAACCAAAGAGGAAAGGAAGAAAATGATAGATTGGATTAAAGGACGATTAACTGAGAGGACTTCACTTGACGGAGCTACTCTAATCGCAATTTGTATTTTCGTAATTCTATTCGGAGGTATCGCTAAGTGGGCCGCTTGGGCTGGGTTAGCATATGGTATCTTCACTCTTGTAAAAGGAGAATAATTAAATGGATGATAATAAACTAACAGAATTATCATCTAACTATTCTTGGGCAACTGCTGCTTTTATGGCACAGTTGTCCGAGAAATGCTATCAAGACCAAACTAAATTCAAAGATCATATCGGTACTAAATCTTGGACTGTTAAGTTTTTTGATTTTGGTGGTACACAAGCATACGCTCTAAACGGTGCCAATAACTTTATATTAGTCTTTAGAGGTACAGAACCTACACAATGGCAAGATATCAAAGCAGATTTAGATATCAAAAAAGTGCAATCAAAAAGCATTGATGGTAAGTTAGAGGGTAAAGTACATAGAGGTTTCAAATACGCTCTTAATGATGTCTGGGAAGATGTTGTAAAGTATATGAAAGAGTGTGAAACTGATAAAAAACAAATATACATAACAGGTCATAGTCTAGGGGCCGCACTTGCTACTTTAGTTGCAGGTAGATTAAATAATCCTGATGTCGTTCTATATACATTCGGTTCACCTAGAGTAGGTAATGGTAAGTGGAATAAATGTCAAAAGTTTAAACACTATCGTTTCAGAAATAATAATGACTT